GAAGTCTGCGTTTCTAAACGTTTGATATATCCTTCTCCAGTCCTCTGAAAGAAGTAATCTGTTTTGTCTGTTTGTTACTGACATACTGTTTCCTTGTTAACTATATTTATTGAATTCCATTAACCACATACTTAATTGTCGAACTGCGCCGCATCTTCATCAAACTTTAATCTCATTGCTTCAGAAATGTTATAAGGCAAATATGTAAGTACACAATCAATTATTAATCCACTTTCATAAGACTCCAAATCAATACTCTCTACTGTTACACGCGGATCTGAATTAATAATCTTTGTAACATTTTCAGCTATTACTTCTTTTAACTGGTCTGTTAGAGGTTCGTAAATAGCGTCCCAAATAATAGTACCAAACTCTGGGTCTCCTAACTTTTCACCCTGCCGTATATGAAAATGATTTATAATATCTTGCTTAATTAATTCTATATCATATAGCACATGACTGTTATTAGCCGGGTTAACTGTACTTAGGCCGCGATATGCCCGACTTTGAACCGGACTTTGCGGTTTTTGGTTAGTACGTACCTTTATTTGTTTATATAATTCTCTATTACTAATGCTCATGATACTGTATTTACCCTATTTTTAGTTGCTATTTTTTAGCCGTCTTTTTAAATGCTTCTGGTGTTGATGGAGTTATTAATTTATTGTCTGTTGTAGTATCTGTGTCTCTATCCGTTAATGGAATTTTAAATGCTACAGGATTTAAATTTTCATGGTGTGTCCACGGCTCATGTGTTGGTGCTCGTTGTACTAACGTACCGTTCAAATTCCCTGTTGGAGTACCTGGTAAAATGTGCGTATTAAGAGCTGTAACAATCTGAGCGGAATCTGCCGCTGGCCCATTCATATGAATTTGTGGAGCAGTTTCTATATGATTGCCGCCAGACTTAATATGTGTTTCTGCACCTGCTGTAAGTATATTTTTACCAGTAGTTCTAGCTTCATAATTGCCTACTGTAGTAACCCAATGATTTCCTCCAACAAGCATATTAGTATCTGCGGCTGATTCTATTTGTATTCTACCTTTTGTAGTTTTTTCTGCATCTGTTTTTATATAAGTGCCACTTGCTTTTAAAGAAATATTAGCGCCTGCCTCCATTGTAATATCTCTACCTGCGGTTAAATTAAGATCATTTTCAGTATGCACACTCATACTATCTTTTGCATAAATGTCAATCTTTCCATCTGCTGTTAATTCAATCCAAGCACTTCCGTTTGCATTAGCAATATAAATTAAATCTTCTGTGTTATGTAATAATATTTGATGCCCTGTTCTAGTTTTTAATCTAACTAATTCGTTATGCGGTAATGTTTTATCTCCATTAGTATCGTCTTGCATAACATTTGCATAGTCTGGTGGTGTTGTAGTTGCTGACCCTTTTCTTAAGAAACTTACGTCACCGTCATCCATAACAAATGATGTTCCACCGAGTCGACTTCTATAAGATGTCTTGTGTTTTGGAGCTTTGTCTGTTTTATCTGTTGGGCCTGGTGTGCTAATTCCAAATACCGTACTTGGTAATTCTCTTCTAGCACTAGAAGATGTTATACCTCTAGTTTCATCGTCTAGTAATCCTTGTTTTATTAAGTCGTCTGTGAATCTTTGTTGATACGGCTTTGGAAACTTTGTAGGCTCGCCGAGGCGTCCCGTCTCAAGTAGTTTATTGTACTCAGCTACTGGAAGTTTTTTACCTTTTAACTCAGATCGTTCCTCCTTCTCTGCGTTAAGTGGCGGTGTATGATATGTAGTTGCGGCATGACCTGGGACAGCAAAATTTGCAAACTTATCATGAACACATCCAATCCAGTAACAATCATTTGGATTACCTTCTATTAAAATCACTAAGACAACTGTTCCAAGATCTGGTGGGACCATCCACATACCATAACTTTGTTGACTATGTCTATAACTTGGATCGTTACTAACACTATCTCTAGGAGTTACTCCACCAAACGGTGAAAGATATCGTGCTGTTAATACTTGGGAGGCACCAACATCTTCTTTATTTCCTGGACTTGTTTTTTTTAATAATTGCACTCGTAAAGACCCCATGTAGGTTTCATCTACATGGCCGACTATCTTAGCAAGAAACGGCCCAGAGCTTTCTGACTGCGGTGTATACGAAGATCTTCGATCACTTTTATTATGTCCTAATGCCATTATTAACCCCTAAATTCAAGCAAATTGCCGAGCTCGGCGCCACCTGATTTAGCACTTGAGAAGTCGGAAGTGTCAGCTGTTGCAACTACTTCGCCGCCAACTGCTTTCGTATCAACTGCATTTGGATCAGTAGTAACTGCATTTTTATCAACATCATCTGCTATCTTTTTATTAGCTTGTCCATTTTGTCTTACTAGGTGAAGTGTTTGTTTAAATAGTCCTTTGCTGAACGATGACACAACCTTATTAATATAATAAATGCCACTAAAATGATCTACTAGGTCATTAGTTCTATTACTTGGAAATTTCATTATTCCAGTCTTTGGGTCTAAATCTGTTGGAGTTCTAAACTCTATAACAACATACACCTGACCTGTTTCATACGCTATTTGTCCATGTTTATCCTGGAATGCTTGAGTGAGGACTGGACTACTATAATTTCCATATCCTGAATCAGATATATAATACGGATCTCCATATATGTCCATTTCAACATTAACCATGTCTGCATCGGAATTAATAGTAGCTTGATGGAACATTCTGGCAAGTTCCTGTTTTTTATTTGACGGAATAGATCTAGTTGAAGCTGTATAATTTGCAGTTTGTTGGTTTTCAGATATCCTTTTAATACTAAATTCTTCAGGCTTTGGCTTTGGTTTAGGAGCTTTAGAAGGATGTCCAGGGGAAGTAGCTGTAGTGGCTAGCCCAGTTTGAACAGTAGTAGGACTACTAGTAGTCGTCAAGTTCGGTCCTTGGTTCTCGTCTTGAACCGAAGTTGCTGAGGATCCTTGATGAACACTCGAATAATTATCATTACCCAAATCTGCTTGTATAGGTGTTAGAAATCTACTATTATACTCTATATTAAAATTAATAATATCTTTGTTTAGTCCAGTGTACATATAATCATACTTCTTAACTACTTTAGAACGGAGTGCCTCTGATCCTTTAGGAATCGTATTTGGCGCCGCTAATATTGCTCCATTAACTTTATGGAATACAACCCTATACACATATATTTTTGGCATTGTTCCTCTTGTTCCTGTTGCATTTGGAATAGGAACAGAATATACTCTACATTCAATCTTAAACCATTTCTTATATCCAAGCTCGTCGTCGGAGCCGCTCGGACCATTGGATTTTGCCCATTCGCTACAAAGTATTACCTCTGAAATAATATCAGAGATAGAAGTATTTTGTTTAAAAGCAATTGTTTTTTCTTTAACATTGTTATGAACGTGATCTTCGATTAATACACCGTCCGGTTTATGTTTCTGTTCCGACTTCTCTTTGAATATTTGATTCATGTTAAGTAACTTGTCGTAAATAACTGTTGATTCTCCTATTCCATTTATAGTGCCTTCGTTGTGGTCAACATTCCTTAGCAACGTCTCGATCATATTCTTACCAGACACCTGTGTTGACCTGGATAGACCACTTCTGTCTGTATCGTTTAGAACTGCCGGATCTTCACCACCAGCGCCACTCTCTTTTTCATTGGTACTACTTTTACGATGTTCATCTTTTGGAAATTGAATAATAAAATGATCGGCAAATTTTCCATCAACTTTTGCTTTGCCGGATACAAGATTGTTATTAATTGCATTTGTTAAACTATTAGTTCCGGTTTGTAACATTTCATGCACGGTCTCACCTGCAATGGCAATATCAACAGGCAGTTTTTGAACGCTATTATTTAAGCCGGCATCATTTGCAGAATTCGCCTTAACCTCATATATACAACCGCCAGCATTAACACTAAATTGGGCATCATTAATTTCAATTGGTATATATCTTCTAGAATGTTGATATTCATTTCCTTCGGAATCAACCTGGCCAGCGACATTCATATCACTTATTCGTTTAGCGACTCCGTTTGCGTCCCAACCGATCCAATCAATAATAAGTACAAAGGTAGCGGCAGGATAGTGAGTATATCCAGCACCAAGACTTGCAATCTGCATTGCTTCCATAAACTGTCCCATACTATACGGTTCTGTAACAGTAAACGTAAGAGTTGCGTTGGTGGACATGTGTCCTGCTCCGGCTGGATTGATAACTGCATCCATCTCGAGATCATCTAGAAAAAATTCCATGTCGCCATGGGAGCCTTCTTCTGCTGTTTTGACCATTTTTTGTTTTCCTGACGGCTTTCCGCCACCAGATTTAATAATAAGAGTCTTTGGACCATGTTTTTTATAAGTTTCATCGGGGTAATTAACTTCTTGGATGTCTAAAATTCCAAGTGAAACAACATAGTTAACACTAACATAATCGTTTAGTATGTTTGGTATTACATTAGGATGTCTAGTATCTTTGTTTGCAATTCCTCCTTCGGCGCCCCGTTTAGGAAGATCAGTGCCTCCTGATTTAGAACTAAAAGTGCCATCTTTAGCAATTTGGTTTGATTGCAATCCACTATGAGGATTTCCTCTTGATGATGTGCCTCCTGAAAGATTTGCTATACTAGGTATAGCATCTTTAAGATTTGGGAGATTGCTTAACTTGCCTAGATTACCTTTTGTAAGGGAGGCTATTTTGTTAGAAGCTACTGAACTAAGAGCGGATATATCGCCTGGGGTTATAGAGGCGAACTTGTCTTTTGCTATATTTGAAAACTCAACTGCTTTTTCTTCAATGTCAAGATTTGCAAGTCTTGACTCTGCATCAGCACGGAGGTTATCAACTGTTTGTCCTAGAGAAGACGCATTAATATTTCTAATGCTCGGCGGTACCATGTTGCTAAACATCTCTGGAATAGACATTAAGTTACGCTCCTAACATGTCTGATACACTACTCGCACTCATTAATAAAATTTCAACACCGGATTCAAAATCATAGATAGGATCTTCAAGAATATCCATATTACGTTGAGCAAAAATCCACCAAAGTTTTGGAGTTCCATATAAATCGTATGCAAGAAGATCTGGTCGATGATTATATTGCGGATCAATTACATAAGGAGAGTCGTCTGCAGATCCAGGTACTGATCTAATTTGAAAATATCCTAATCCAAACTCTCCATCACCTATTGGTGTATTTTTCCACGGACTTGAACTTGAATATGCCATTAAATAAATCCTGTTGAGTTTTTACCAACATAAGCGCCGTTAATAAATTTTTCAAGACTAAATTCTGCTACCTGACTTCTACTGTATATTGGTTGGCAAGTTATCGAAATTAAACTTTGTGTTGGTGCCCATGTATAATAATTGTCTGTAAGTTTTTCGTTACCATAAAATTGCCCAGGTTGGACTCCGTCAGATGTCATCGAGCGACTGCCTTCTAATTTTTTACCGGTTCCAGGATGTACAACTGTTGAAATATAATCAACTTGATCTGGCATATCAACTGTAAAAGTAGTTATAACTACTGGTACTTTGTCAAATACATAATCACCATATCCAGTTAAAAAAACTACCGGTGGTGGAGCGCCTTGCTCATGTGAATCGCCACCATAAAACATCTTTGTACAACTTCTTAAATAGTGTAACGCCGCTACCCAATACTGGGCTTCTATTCCATTCTGTACAAAAAAGTCACCTGTAATAACTAGTTGGTCCACTTGTGAATTTGCATATACTTGGAACGGATAATTACTATGTGTAGGAGACATTGCATTATAATTTGCACTATGTGAAATAATTACTGTAGGAGTATATGGAAATACTAGACCATTTGTTGCACGTAACGGCTGTAAAAGGTGTCCTCCACCTTTTTCAAAGGCTGTAGTTTTGGGCATACTTAACCTAACTCGCCAGTCTCTTGCAGTTCCCATAGAAAAACTAGCTGATACATTTTCTGTCTTTTTCTTTTGTCCTAATCCGTTTAGGCCTTCTTGTAACTGGTCTGAATTACCTAAGCGTGTTGCTTTTCCTAAGCCAAAATCTGATGTGAGATTTTCAAATATTTTCCCACCTGCTTTTTTAAAGCCCTTTATAGCATCACCGGCTAAGGCCTGTGCGCCTTCAAATAAACTTGTAGGGGCTTCTGAGCCTCGTACTGTTTTTGCAAAATTTTCGAATTCATTCATCTTTTGGTTAAACTCCTACAAGTATTTAGTTGACTTCTTTAACTACATAGTTTATAATATGACTTTAAACATGGAGAAATAACTTGCGAAAAGTAAATTACTTAAACAATAAAGAT